ACTACCAGTTGGGTCTGGTTCTTGGACAACACCGTTAACAGAAATCAAAACCTGCTGTGGAGATGCAGGCATGGGAGTTGGTTTAACACCTCCTACTAACAATGCAAAAGAAGTAGCACTTCCATTAAACCCAGAACTTATATCATCAATAATCAGATAACCAGGAACAGCTGTCTGCAGATCGTACCCAATATACATTTGTATTTAGAAACTTATTTATCTTCTATTGTATTCGCCCCTTATTTAGGAATTACGTCGTATGTGGGCCTTTTGTTGATGGAGCTGTAGGCCAAACAACCTTATCAAATCCATCTACTCTAAATGTTTGAGGAATATCTCTTAACGATTGTCTATATGCAGCCCAAGCCGCTTGATCAACAGTACAACCTGGAGTCATCGTCCAATCTGATGTACGTAATAAGAAATCACGCTTACGTCTGATAATAGACCAACTTGAATCCTCTAACGCAAGGATAGTCTTATCAAACTGTTTATCAATCTCTTCTTTAATTACAGTAAATTGAGATTGAATCTCACTAAGTTGTCCAACAACAGTTAATGACATAATTTTAAGTCTGATCGAGGTAACTTACAGTTGCATCCAAGGTAGTAGCTGTATCAGCTCTTATTCTTAAAATATCACTTGCTTCCATTATTATTTTACTTCCACTAATTAACTCAAGAGAAGAACCAGCAGGTATAGGTACTCCTTTTAGCAAATAAACATCATCTCCGCTATTCGTTACAACATAAGCATCTACATTTGCAGTATTACTTCCTTTATTAGAAACTAATACACTTAAAAGAATTAACGTGGAAGAGCCTCCAGCCGTTAAGACATTGGAGTTAGCACTACTAACTGCGTCTGTAACTACGCTAGATTTCGTAGCCATTTTGAAGGTATTAGCCATATCAGCTTAAAGCAACAATTAATGCGAGGTTGTCATCTGAATCAAGAGACCCAGCTACAGTTAAGTTTCCAGAAACAACAACGTTCCCAGCAGCGGTAACTGCATTTCCATCTATTGTAAGACGAGTGGACCCTGCTGTAACTAGTGCAATTGCATTATTGTAAGGTCGAATTAATCCTGTATTTGGATCTCCAGCAAACTTTAATGCACAATTACTAGTACTTCCTATAGCAAGTGAGGAATTAGACCCATCAGCTCGTAATGCTTCAATACCACCTAGAGTTGAAGCATCGTGGACAACAAGAGAATTGTTACTTGTATTAACCGTGACTTCTCCTAATGCTCCTTTAAAAGCATTAGTTGCGGTTTGATCTCCTCTTCGGAATTGTACTTGTGTTGACATAAGCCTATCCTAATGCAACTGCAATCGCAGTAGCAAAACTTTCTGACGCAATAGTTCCATCGGAATCAGGAACTGTTAACGTTCGAGTCGTGCTACCCGTTATACCTGAACATTCAAATGCTAATTGTTTTGTATTATCTGAATTATCTCTAACCCTAAAACCATTATCATCAGTAACAATAGCACTACAAGTAAAAGATGATAAACCAGATAATGTTGATGCTGTTCCACCTAAAGCAACTGATGTACTACCAATTGTTACCGAACTATTAGCTAATTGAGCATTAGGTATAGAACTAGTCCCAAATGCCCCTGTAGCTGAGTTATAAGATAAACCTGAACCAGCAGCTACACTTAATGAACCGAGAAGAGCAACTGTACCAGTGGCATCTGGGAAAGTTATTGTACGATCTGCAGTCGCATCCGTTACAGCTAAACTTGTTTCATAAGCATCAGCAGTTGCACCTTCAAAAACTATACTTCCACTAGCAATAGATATTGAATTTGCTGCATCTACAGCACCTGAGCGTAAAGTGGTTCCTATTAATGTAGTTGCGGTTAAAGAAGTAATACCAGTAAAGGTAGTTACAGTAGCTCCTAATGATACTGAAGTACTTCCTATAGTTACTGCACTATTAGCAAGAGAACTGTTAGGTATTGATGACCCAGTAGTTAAAATAGTACCTGTGGAATCAGGTAGTGTTAGCGTCCGATCAGCAGTTGCATCTGCTGCTGTAAGAGTTATCTCGTAATTATTAGCTGTTGACCCTTCAAAAATAATATTTCCACTGCCAATAGATATTGCATTAGCCGCTTCAGCAGTACCAGAATAAAGTGTAGTAGCCGTTAATGAAGTTAAACCTGCAATTGTTGAGGCAGTTGCACCTAGTGCTACTGCAGTACTACCTATTGTTAATGAACTGTTAGCTAATTGAGCGTTAGGTATTGCATCTGTATCTAACTCACCCGTACCTGAGTCATAAGTTAAACCTGATCCAGAAGCAACACTTATTTCACCTCTTATATCACTAGAAGATGGACCCGTGTAAGTTAAAACACCAGATGTGTTGTTATAAGCTAAACTTCCTCCTCCTCCACTATCAGTTACAGAGATAGCTGCTCTAGCTCTGGCATCTGTGAAGTAAAGATTCGTATTTTCAGCTAAATCTGCAGATGTATTGCCACCGAAATCTAGCTTATCCGCAGAAGTATTTAACTCTTGGAATAAGCCACCAACAATGACAAGGGACTTTCTTGTTGCCATCCTTTACCTTAAATCAATTCATCAAGCAGGCTTAAATGAACCGTTGATTTTATCTATCTATCCTACTATCACTACCGTTTAACCAACCTCCATAGGTGGCTCAATTTTGATAGCTAAAGATGCAGGTGTAACAGCCTCTCCTACACGAGTTATAAAATGACCATCTGTACTAGGAGCTGTCGTCGTAATAGCGCCAACACCTAAATAATATAGTTCTCCAGCATCTAAACCCGACGTTGTTAATACCCCTAAAGTAATACATCTGGTATTTTGCCCTGTGTTCTTTGAGGTTTGAGCAAAACCAACTACACGAGCTTGATCAACTGTTCCTTGAGATGTGGCAACACCAACTTTTCCATCACTACTTCGAGAATATAAAGGTTGACCTTGAGTGACATTTTCAAACGCCAATGCCTCAAAACCAGCAACAGAATAAACTGTTTTACCAGCCAAAGTATCCTTTAAATCTACAAGTGCCTCTGTGAAACCTTGAGAATTAGGAGCATATGGAGAATAATTACTTGTACCAGACATTATGATTGAATAAGTACGGGTGGTTCAACATAAATACTAAAAACGCTTGTAGTAGCTCCTTCTCCGACTCTTGTAACAGCTTTACCTGCTCCTGAAGGCGCTGTTGTTGTTATTTCACCTGCAGTTGTAGCACTTAAGAAATAAGTGTCTCCAGGGTCGATTGTAGATGGCATTGTTTTAATACCAGCAACTAAAACCTTTACTTGACCACCTGAAGATACCGCTGAATCAGCAAAACCGACGACTTGAGCGTTTTCAAGTGTTCCATCCGCTGCACTTGCTTTTCCTACCTTCCCATCAGAAGATCTCATGTATAAAGCGTCTCCATTTGCGACATCTTGAAAAGTTGTGACATCAAAACCAACACGAGCTGGAGAAAAAACAGGAAAACCGTCTTTTAAATCAATTATTGCGTCTACTAAACCTCTATAATTAGGTTCATACGGCTGTCTTGTCATTGTAAACTCATTAGCAGTCATTAAATCAACTAAAACTGCTATTGCACCCTCTAAATTGGGTTCATATCCTGTTGCCATGTATTTAACCGTTACTATTTAATATTTTAAATTGTAAACTCTCTTAGAATAAAGAAAAAAGGTAAGAAATTGGAGTCAGAAGTTATTGCAGCTGTTATTTCTGGAAGCGTAGGTGCTTTTGTAGGGATTGGACGTGCCTTAGCAAACTTTAATAAGAAGTTAGATAGACGTTTTGAAGCTATAGAACAAGATATTGACAATTTAAACAATAAAGTTGTCTGCGATTACGTTTTAAAAGAGGATTTTTTAAGAGAAATGCAAGCAGTACATACAAAATTAGACAGAATTTTAGATCACCTACTAAGTCACCATTAAACTGCAACCCAAGCTGTCGTAGCTAAGTTATAAATATATAATGCTGGTATAGATTCATTGTAATGAAGCATTCCATCTACTGGATTAGCTGGATAGCCTGCCCCTTTTGATACAACTGCCTTGGGTATTTGCCAATTAGAGCCATCATAGATTTTAAAAAGAGGTGTAGTAGTTGTATCCAGCCACGATTCCCCTTTACTTAAAGATGTATAACCTGCTGCTGAATTATTAGGAGCTGTAGCGCCTATAGCTATTGGTCCTATTTTTATTAATTTGGTTGAAGGAGAAGCTGTATTATCAACGAAAAAGAGTCCAGGCTCACCTGCATTGTAATTAAGAGCCAACTCCCCAACACCCAAACGAGTGGGGAAGGGACGGTCAGATAAGACATTAGATCTACGAGAAAGAATTTGTACAGCCATAATAAAATACTAGCAGTTTTTACTTTAGCTATTGATATAGAAATTAGAATCAACAACTGTATCTTGAAGTGTTACAGGAGAGTAAGTATTAGCATCTAAAATACTAGTTTCATCAGCTGTGCCAGAAGTTATTCCATTTGTATATGTCCCACCATCAACTAAACCTGATTCAAACTCTTCTGTATATTCATCTAAAGGTTTATTAATAATACCAATTTTTATATCTTGTAATAAAGTTGGAGCTTGATTAAATAATTTATTTACTAATGTAGTTAATCTATTAGTGCGATTCTTACTTAATCCAGATCTATCTAATTTATTATTAGCACCTCTTTTTATATTATCTGTCAATGTCATACCTATAACAGATGGATCAAAATCTGCAATAGATTTAGGATTACCAAAATCACTAATAACTTCTTTCTGTCCACTCCATTGTGTTGCTTGCCTTCCTATCATTGTTGTTTGAACAGCATTTTGAAGTGCTTCTTTCTCTTTCTCAAATTTCTTTTCAAATTTCTTCAAACCATCTCCAACAGGCATGTCATTAGGTTCTAAAAGCCATGATTTAACATACTCATGCTTCTTTAAATTTGTAATTTTACAATTTCCTCTTGTTGTAACAGAAAAAGGATAAACACAATTAAAGTAATACTCATTCAGTACACTAGTTACAATATATTCGCCCGATTCTGCCGCACCATCACTGAAATCAACTTGAATTCGTGTATTAAGAGTCAACTTATGTCCTGCAGCCACATAAAATTCAATATTTGGACCAGTTTGTTGATAAACAGCATCATAACTAAAAGGCTGATTACCTTCGTCATGCTGTAAAGCAAACATAGCCGCATAAATATGTTTACACCAACGTAATTGGTAATACATCAAATTCTGAACTGAAGTTTCTTTTTTATCCTCATATTTAGGTAATTTATAAAAATTATTTATCGTAACAAAACCAAGATCCCTAAAAGTACCAGGTTCGTCTCTTTCACTACTAACACTATTATCTGGCTGTAAAACTTGACCAGGTTTTGTTGAGCGTACCGATGTACGTGGAAAACGTCTACTTGTTAATTCACTATATAAATCATAACTATCACGTCGTGAAAAATCCTGACAAGAACACTGCCACCTTAACTCTGTAGTTAAAAATCTGCGTTTCCCATTACTGTCGTAAACTTCAAAACCACGGTGTGCTGGGACCGTTGTTCGTGTTTTATTATTAGTTGTACTAGCTCCATAACTATCTTTTCTTTGGAATACCAATTCATTAGTATCAGCTCTTGCTCCAGTGATCGTATAACCTACATAATCATCATTCCTACGGCCACGGAGTAATCTATTAAATGCCATTGTTCCAGAAGACGTTCCACTTGTCTCAGTAACTAACGTAAATTGAGTCGCATTCAAAACAGTTACTTTATAACGACCATCTCTTATAGCAGTATCAGAAAAGTTAATATAAATATCATTACCAGTAGACATTCCATGTGCAGAACTAGCTGTCGCAGTAACAGTTGATCCTGTTCGTGAATAGCTACCTGCAAGACCAGGGTCTCTTTCTATAATTCGATCTGCTAAACGCTCATTAGCTAAAATACTGACATCTGTAGGAAGATAAGCTACCTGAACCATCATCCACTTCCAACGACTATCTCCAAAACTTGTTGATACGTAATAATCAACCCATCCACTAGTACTTGCGGAATTAGAAACAGATACAGCAAAAACATTATCCCAAACTCCTGTTATTGTTGCAGTTTCATCAACCCCTGAACCAGTTAAAAAGTCTAACCAAACATTTTCTCCAACATACAACCCATGATTATCTTCATATACATAAACAGTAGTTCCAACTTGCTGGTAAACATCTCTAACTGGATCTCCTAAGTAACGTACATTTAAAATCGGAAGTCCTAATTTATAAAAACTAAATGCATCAGTATCCCGCATCCCTACTAATTGTTCCCCTAATTCTTGATTAGTAGAAGGAAAAGAATAAACACGAGCAGGTATAAAAACCCCTGGAAACTGCTGAAATGTGAAATAAAGTCTATAATCACCTCTCTTAGATCTTTCGTCAGCAGTAGAACCTAAAAAACTTTGAGTTGCTGTAAATAATTCATATCCACGCCGCCACCTAGACCATAAAGAATCAGTATTATAAAAAGCTATTTCACCATTCTTTTCTCCTGTTGACCAATCTTTTTGTGCTTTATTAAATTGAGATTGTACTCCTAAACCTCTTGAAAACCCTTTATTAAAATCCTTAAAACCCTTGACTTCAAAGGCCATAGCTAAAATTTAATAATAACCACCCTGAACATTTACATAAAAAGGATATGTTAAAGCAGTGGAACCACCAACAGATGCATAAAGTGCTTGACCACGTTTCAACATTAAACCTCTTTGTTTAGGAGCTACTTCATTATTAGCAGATGTAAAGTTGGTACCAGCTTGCACAGTTGGATGATTTATATAAGGAAGAACTTTTTTCTCAGTTAAACTAGTAGTTATATTATTAGATGTTGCAGGAATAGTAAATTGAAGTAAAGGGAAATAATCTTCTGTACTGGAGACTGTACCAGTGTTAACTAAATATATACAAAAAGGCACTGGCAAATAATAACTACATACACCAGTAATTGATCCTTGAGATGGAATTGTAACTGTAAATGTAGCATTAGTTATTGCAGTAATAGTAAATAAACCATCAGCAGGTACTGAACCAGAACTCCAAGTGGTGAAGTTAATAAATACCTCATCACCTATCTGAAAATTATGCCCAGCAGTTATAACACAAGAAGTTGAGTTTGCTGCATAAGCTTTACTTGTTTCCTCTGCTTGAGCATCAATACTTTGGGATGAACCTATATTTTGTCGTGAATATTGAAACCATATTTCATCTATGTAAGCACCACTAATTGAAGTATCTGTTAATGCAGAATCACAGTCAAATATCTTTGTTGCATTACCAGCTGCTGTTGGTACTAAGCCATTATTAAAAGTTTGTCCAGACGCAACAGTTATCTTTGTTGACGTAGTGGCCGGACGGTCCACCATTAATGGCTGCTTATTTGAACTACTGCTTGACACTGTTATTTACAAATAGATTTAATTCTAATTATAACTGAAGAGTTTTTACTACTTAAAAATAACCTTCTACTGGACCCCAATCTTCTGGAAAATGATCTTGCCAATCATCAGGAAACATCTGCATTGCATCTAAACCAGCAGAACGTGACGAATAACCTACTCCATGCGGTGAATCTAGATAACCAGGAGTTACTGTTCCTAATCCTTGACCTGCCATTCTCATAGGTCTTGTATTTCTTGCACGAGCAAATTTACCAGCTCCTGAATACATCGAACCTTCTCTTGGTAGTTGATTTCTCCAACGATGCGGTCTTGCTGACTGCCTATAACCAACCCTAGTAGTAGGTTTTACAGACATATCAAACAGCTGCAATACTGAAGGTTACTTCCGCTGCGGTGCCACCAGCTTCACTAACAAAGTTTGCACGTAACCACTTAAATGGTTTACCAGTCACATTGTAAAGAGTAGTACCATTTGACGAAATAGTTTGATTAGCAACAACAGCTATATAATTTGTTCCATCTATACTTCCTTCTAAATTAACAACTACATTGGTATTTATACTGGCAACAGTAACCATAAAAGTATAATCCTTTGTAGAGAAAAGATTATTAACAGCTACCTCTAATGCTGTATTTGGATTTGATGGAGCAGTTAAAGTCTCCGTGTAGCAAATAGTATCTTGAAAATAAGTTATTGCCATGAATTCAAAATTAGCCTACTTCTAAGAATAACAGGGGGAATCACTAACGATAAGAGTTTTCTAAAACTAAACGTGTTCCTACAGCAATATCAGCAGGTCCTGGTAATGCTTGAATAAACTCTGCACCCTCTCTATTAAAACGATATCTAGCCTGTGCTGGATCTCTATAATTTGGAACGTAAAGATGTAAAGCTAGACGATTAGTTTCATATAAATAAATTTCAGTCCATGTTTTCAAAGTATCTTTAAAATCAGTAGTTGAAATAGTACGATCAACATCACCACCAATAGACTCCAATCTATTTCTAGGTACACTGTCATTATTCACACTACCTGTCATATCAGTTCTTTTTTCTGCTTCATCACATCTACTAATCTGTTCAACAATTTTGTCATACCAAAAAGAATCTTGGACATTGTCCATTGCTTCTTCAAGTCTTCCTTGATCACCAGCAGGAACAGACGTTAAGTTATAGCCTAAGTGCCATCTAATCTTAGACTTTAAAAAAGTATCAAGCTTCATTAACTAATAAAAATACCCCTTTGATTAGTCTACTCTCACTAAGTTCTCTTTAAAAATCTCATCCCAATCAACACGTTTAATAGAACGTAATTGTTCTAATTTCTGAAATCTTTCCCCAGAACATGAAGTTTGTAGATCCTTTATATCTCTAGCAGTTTTAAGACCTACACCAGGTAAAGCATCAGCTATTTGTCTTGCACTTGCCGTATTGATATTTACCCTCATATCAATAGGGAAAGTTTCTCTAGCCGTTGGAGTCGCAGGGTCTACTCCATCTGCCTTTAAATCTGCTGTAAGACGTTCTTCTGCTTTTAATTTTTCATTAGTTGCTTCTAATTGTGGAATTAAGTCTTCTTCATCCGCATAAATAACTTCATCTGATGCATCAACACACATCATTATGCCCTCCCCATGTTTGGATATAACCTCTACTAGTCCACCTGTAGGCTTGTACTGATACAACATAACTTAATTTTTAACCTGTGATTAGCTTACCAGTGTCAACTTTTGTTTTCAACTTTATTTTGGGTGATTTGGATGAGAATTATCCATAACTATCGCAAATAAAGCAAAAGCAATACCCACTATTAATACAAAAGCCAAAAATTGCATAACAACTACTGAATTTTACTAAGTATAGACAAGAAAAAAGCGAGCCACAAGGACTCGCTATTTCAGTAACTATTCCTAAAGAATTATGTATCGTTACCGCCTACTTGAGAAGCGAAATCGATCTTACCTTGAACATCATTCCAAGATACAGCAGCAGCAGGACGTAGATAGTTAATGCGTGCAAGTAAATATGCAGCCTTACTAGCATCAGAGTCATCCTGACTGATGTAAATACCATCACCAGTAATTGTAGTATTGGTAATAGCGTTAACGTTGTAGATCTTGAATGTAGTATCCGCAACAACCTTGTAGAACATGGAGTTAGCGAAATCGGTATTAGCGATTGAGCCACTAACTGTAGTTGGGAAAGGTAGTTTTGCAGCAGTTACAGCAGATGAACCAGCGGCGATAAGACCACTACCATCAACTGTTAACGAAGCAGAAGCAGCAGCTAAACCATTTGCCTGAGTAGCAGGTACACCTAAAGGTACACCAGAGTTATCAGGACCTAGTAGTAGAAGCTCAGTCGCTGTTCCACCTAGTCCACAAGTGACTGGAGAAGCAGGGAAACCAGCTATACCACCAGATGGGATATCATCTGCAAGTGCAAGTGATGCTCCATAGACGTATGCAGGACGAGTTGCGTCTGCTTGTACAACTAAAGAAGTACGATCATCTCTTACACGATCACCAACACGGCGATCAGGGGAAGGTACGGTAATACTGAAGCTCTTGTATGAAGCTTTGTCAGCTGCAAGGTTAGATACCTTAACGTAGCCAACTACTTCAAATGCCTCAACACCTGGAAGTCCGTATACACCTTCATCGTTATAGCCAGAAAGGCTATTTATTTGGTTGCCAGGCTGAAGGATAGCTCCGGCTGAAGACTTGTATGTTGCCATTAGTTAGATACCTCCTTACTCAGATACCGTGAAGGCAGTTGTGATGAAGTCTTTGTTCAAGTTCGCAAAGCCGGCATAAAGTTGCCATATCAAAATGATAAAGCGACTGAAGTCGTCGTTGTTATTAATTAGAACTTGAGCATTAGGTCCACCAATACCTACACCGATTGCTTGAGGGCCAAAGAATAGGCCAGCAGGGGTTGTATGTGACACAGCGCCAGCACCGTCGTTGATATTAACAGTGATGGATTTAGCTGGGAAGTTTGTTGATTCAAAGAATCTTACTCCCTCAAAAACGAAACCGCTTGGCATCACTGGCTCTCCACCTACAAACTGGGCTTGGCCGAATTGACCACCAGCGTAGATAGCTTGGTTAGGTTGTCCAGCACCCATGAGAGGAGAACCTTGTCCAGTCATTCCAGGGTAACGAGCAACTTCACGGAAGCCTTGATCTGCACGTAGATCCTTCATGAATGAAGGGTCAGCGATACAACGATAGTAGCCGTCCTCGAAGACAGGTACGTGACGCTTACGTAGGCTCTTAACTACTTCAAGCAAGTCAGTTTTTACATTGAACTTGAAACGCTCAGAAGCATATTCTGTAGCTGTATAAGTAGTTAGTGTTGTTGAGTTTGTTTTAGCTTTACCATTTGGATAGTAGTAACCACCTTGAGTATCACTACTTTGTCCACGTGATTCACTCTTAAATAGCTCATCAATGAAGACTCTATCTCTCCATCTTCTGTAATCATCTAAAAGAGTGAGCGATCCAATGCTCTGATGGAACATGTTAAGGTTCCCAGTATCGAGCAGAAGTCGCTGTGCTGTCATCAACGTCTCACGAGCAATCTTGAAAGTGCTGGGGAGATTTGTGTTGTTTGGATCAGCTGGTCCTGTATACTCACGAAGAGATACAAGAACCTTATCCTTAACAATAGATCTGCTGTTTGCTGTACCTATGGTTTGATCCTGAGTACGCTCACGGCTAGTCTTAGTGCCAGGATTGCCAAAAAATCTGTAGCGGTCGA